GGGGACGAGATCATTGGCATCATATCCTGAAAGATCAATTCCCTTTTCTTTGTAATAATCGGTAACAATTGGAATGGACATTCCCATTGCTTCGGCTAATAAAACTAATGGCAGGGCTTGAGCTACCATCTAATAATACTCCGGCATGTGTTCATATTCCTTGGGCGGGTCATCATAGTCATCCTTCAGTGATACAAAATTTCCTTGACGGTAGCGCATGATCGCCTGGGTCATGCTGTCCACCAAATCATCGTGTTCACCATAAGGGAATGCCGCGCATTCTTCAATCATTTCCTCGGAGAATTTTTTCCCCTCAGGAATCCAAACCATCCCGCTCTCAAACACAGGCGCCACCGCGTTCACTCTTGTAATCTTGTCATTGCCCTTGGAGGGTGAATAGCTCATCACGGGTATGCCGATCTGCCGCATCTCCTGAATGAGCGGCATTCCACTGGCCTTCGCCTCGATGATCACCGTCTCCGGCTCCCAGTACTTGTATTTCTCCAGCGCGATTCTTTTCAGTTGCGGGAATTCCCACCGGTCCTTGATGACATCCAATAAAATAATATTATCACGAAAACCCTCGATACCCTTGAAGATCCCCCACGTTGTAATGGCGCTGAAGTCGGCGGAATCCTTCTTGGAATACGCCGTGTCATAGCTCTGAATGACGTGCAACAAGTCAGGGACTTTTTCCTTCGTCCATTTTTTCCACCATTCCCTTTTAATGATCGCCCCTTCCTCGGATGTCGGCTGCTGCTGGTACTGCGCCTCCCATGACATGACGGGCAGGTTGGCTTTTATTTTTTCCAATTCCTCTTGTTTCCAGTATTCAGGCCAAATCGGTTTACCACTGGGAAGCAGCGCGGGAAATTCAATAACCTCCCATTGATCCGCCTTCACTTCAGCCTGCTGTTTCATCAAGCGCGCCGTCAGATCACGTTCACTCCACCTCGTCATGATGACGACAATGGCTCCGCCTGGCTGCAGTCTCTGTCTCGGTCCTGACATGTACCAGTCAAAGGCGTTCTCAAAAGCGCTGTCCGTGATGTTCTGCTCTGAATGAGGATCATCAATGATCAGGAGATCCGCGCCACGTCCCGTGATCGCGCCGCCGGTGCCCGCACCGAAGTATTCCCCGCCGTGGTTCGTGTCCCACCTTCCTGATGCCTTGGAATCCGCGCGCAAATTCACACCCTTGAATATTTTTCTATACTGCTCATCATTCATGAGGTTTCTCATCTTACGTCCAAAACGATAAGAGAGCTCGGCGGTGTGTGTTGCTTGAATAATTTTTGTTTTTGGTTTCTTACCCATCAACCAGGCTGGGAACAGGAAGGATGAAAACTCTGACTTGCCGTGACGTGGTGGCATGTTGATGATCAAGCGCTTTAATGTACCATTGGCAATTTGTTCAAATTTTTCCGCCATTATTTTAGAGTGATATCCGCCAATAAAGTCAGGCCATACCATTCTGACAAAATGCAAGAAACTAGTTTGCGCCTTGACACTGTCATCATGCATCCCAATAGCGAGCAAGAGCTTCAATTCGTCGTCTGAATACTTTTCAAATTTACTATTTTTTTGTTCCATTGGGACTCCTGACACTGATTATACTAAAAAAAGGGGGTATGCCCTAAAAAAATCTTTTCATATGAAATATTGATGGCTGTGAATTTAAAACATGGTCCTAGGTCTTGGCGCCAGTAAGACCTTGGTTCTATTTGGGGTGGTGGGTTTTCCCCGTTTTCTGCCATTTTTTTCATAATCCATAAGTACCTAAAGTGTTTTTTCCTGTCCATGAGTCGATTTTCCTGGAAATTTGATAAACCGACCAGGATTTTTCCCAGATTTCCTCGATTATCTCGATTAATGGATCACGAACCAATAATCACATTTCTTACACAATTCTTACACAGTCATCGATCCGTGATCCGTGTGTTATATTTTATTATATAATGTCATATGGTTCACGATCCGTGAACCATCCGAAGCTGATCACGAATGCCGATCCATTGGTTCACGATTGGTGGTTCGTTGACACCGTTTATGGCTAGATCCTTGGCTACCCTTCCCTCATACAAAAACACTCCCTCTAAGGGAAGGATTTTCGCTTGTTGAACAAAAACAATGAAGTAATTACATCCACCACTTTCCTTCCATAGTTTTATATTCATTGACACTTGATGAGGAGTTATTCTAATTCTAGATCCAACAGCAATCTTACACTCCACAAAAACTGTATCCATTTGTGAACTAATACCTATCAAATCTGGAAAGCCTTGCAGTGTTGTTGTTTCAATCCTCAACCAATTGTATAAATCTATATTTTTCCTAATTAATTTAACAAGATCAGACTCTTTCACTTTGTTATAATGTGTAATAATTTGTCATTATATATAAGGATACACTTTAACTAATGTCTATCAGTATATCCTTTTGCATTAGGATTTGACCAATACTCTTTTCGTGTATAGCTAAACAGACCATAGCATTCATCACAGTAAAAATATCCCTTAGGATCTTCAATGGTTGCATCCTTATCACAAAGATGTCCCTTGCATTTATGTTTGGGTTGTACATTCGTAATTTTGTTTTCCTCTAGTATTGTTATCACTTCCTCGGTTTTCATATAGGTTCTAACTTATCTTGCATAGCTTCAGAAGTAGTTTGTTTCTCTTCTGTCTTATCATTAATCAATTTAATATCTTTTCCATTTGGTTCTTTCTCCATATCAATAACATTCTCTTCCCCAACAATTCCAATTCCCTTTTTCTGCAACTCATCCAATCGTTTAATCAGTTCATCTCTTGGCAAGTTCTCTATTGCAGACTCCATCCTAATTGTCGGATCATACAATCCACTTGCCTTACCTCTCAATTGTTCAGCATTAATGGATGCATTAAATTGTTTTTCTTCCTCTGCCCTCTTGCCAAGATCATCAAGTCTAGCAATGTGTTTATCCATATTAACAGAATACTTATTCTGCAATTCTTTTTTTAAATCATAAATGTGTTCAGCAACCAATGGATATTTGTTTGGATCTTGCATCTCATAAGCCATTTTTCTTGCAACACTCTCCCTATATCCAGACTTTCTTGCCGACTCAGATGCTGACTGCAATCCCAACAAAGTTTTAGTACAGAACTCGTGAACAAATCGTAATTGCTTGGGAGTCAATTTCCTGGATTTTCTTCCATCAATAGTCTTTTTCATACAACCTACTTTCAATATTTCAATATCATTTTTCCTTCGTGGTGTTAAGGAAAACAGCCAATCCTTACACTACTAGTGTAAGATCTTACACTTCTAAAAAGACAGTAGTGTAAGTATCAATCCCTTATCACACAACAAGAAACACCAATCCTTACACTTCATACACCAAATTCATCACTAAAATAAAAATAAAAATAATAAGTTGTCAAAAAAGGCTATAGAAGTGTAAGCAAAAACTTCAGCATTGTTGCCAAATCCATTTGTCATTGTTAAATACTTTTTAAATGAGAAAGTTCACGAAGACTTGTACTCGATGCAAGAGAAAAAAACCACATGATTTGTTCGATAGAAAATCCGAAAGCAAGGATGGTCGGAAGTCTTGGTGTAAGTTGTGTGTTGCCAAGCATCAAAAGAAAGTTTGGTCACTCTACAAACGAGACAAGGATCACGAAACATTATCAGCAACTCCCCAAAAGTTTCTCAAGAATTGGCTATGCAATGTCAAGCAGTCGGCAAGGCATCCTCTTTCTCCCAAAGTCACGTTGAAATATCTGATGGAACTGTGGAACAATCAAAAAGGAAGATGTTCCATTACCAATCTTCCAATGACACACATCAAGGGAAGAGGGAAAGTGGACACCAATGTTTCCGTGGATCGGATTGACTCCGACATCAAGAGATATGAAAAGGGAAATCTCCAATTGGTCTGCTACCGAGTCAATATGATGAAATCCAACATGAAAACGGACAATTTCCTTGATTGGTGTGGAAAAATCTCCAAAAACCCCTAATTATCATATAATATTACATTTTATAATATAAAGGTCTGATCATACCACCCAACCCCTACAAAGCCTTTCTAGGGGTGTTTTAGAGACATTTATTTCAACTCGAAACGGCAAAAAACGGAATATTGACCATTTTTCCCTTTATCCCCATTTGGGGGTTGCATATAACATTATATTATATAAGGTAATACCTATATTAATAGAAAGATAGAAAATGAGTAGAATAATAATAACAGATGTAAACGGAAAAAGAAAAGAAGTTAAATTTTTACATAACGTTAAATGTGATCTTTGTCATAAATGGGTTGATGACTATGCTTATCAATTAACTACAAAACACCAACCAAATATTGAAAGTAATTATTGTAGTGGTAACCACTGTCAAGAAGTTAAAGAAGAAAAACAACAAGAAGTTAAAGAAGAAAAACAAATTTACAGCATCAAGTACTTTAACTTTTGGGGTGAAGACAAATGCTACATCACAAAATTACAACTACACATCGGACAAGTTCTAAGAAGAAGAATTGGTAGTGGAACACAAAGAATTAAAATTAGAAAAATCACACCAAGAGGTGTAATTTATTTTGATAAACAATATTATGGTTATACTGAGGGTGATAATTGGAAAGAACATAAAACTTCTCTCGACATCCAATGCTTGGCTAATCCACTTGGTACTGCTCACTTTAAAGTTAATTACAGTGACAGAAGAATTAAAAACCTAAAAAAAAGATGCACTGTTACAAAAGACATCGAAAGAAATTGGAGAAATAAAT